ATAAAAATGATGAGTTTCTGTTTCTCCAACAACACTTTCGGGTGCATTGCCATACAAAAATGGTGGGCGCAGAAGGACTCGAACCTTCGTAGACGTTAGTCGGGAGATTTACAGTCTCCTGCAATTGCCGCTATGCGATACGCCCCATCACAAGTATCATGGATCTCTTTAATTCTGGTACGGACCACTATCCTAAGCTGATTAACCAGTATTAGCTTCGGATTATACCTGTGAAATTGTTGGTGCCAGTGAGATTTTCACTCACACACAGCAAAGGAGCATATGACTTTTGCTGCTCGTCCACGATGTCTGGTCGTGTGCTTCGTCTAACCAGCCGTGGCACCATAATGAGTTTGAAATTATTGATACTGTGCCAAACTAACCAACTGTTATTAACTAACAGTTCAAACAATTTCCCGGGATGTTTGACTATTCACAATACTCTGGCATATCTTGTGAACACGGATATTTGCAATATCAAATTGGTAGCCGAGAAAGGAGTTGAACCCTTAAGACTCCCCTATCAAGAGAGCATGTTGCCAGTTACATCACTCGGCCATAAAAATTATTTTGGAATGTAAATCATCACTGGCTTAAAATTGTAATTTCCAAAATCATATTTCTTTTGAAATACAAATCCATGCCGCGAAAGCCATTCTACTTCTTGTTGGAATGTAAGTCCACCAGTTCTATCTGGTTCAATAAATCCAACCAAATTAGATTTAGAACGATCAGCTATAGCAATAGCTTTTTTTAAGAGACTGGATGCCAATCCTTTATTTCTATAAGAAGGATCAGTTTGGACATATTCAATTTCAATGTCGCCATTTTTTAATTTGGTCAAAGTCATCGAGCAAACTGTTTTTTCATCACGCTGAATTTTGAGTTCCATATAGGAATAAATAGTTGGTAGCCCTATGGAGAATTGAACTCACAACCTTATGCTTGAGAGGCATATGTCCTTCCATTAGACGACAGGGCCAAAAATTGGTGCTCACGTTGAGACTCGAACTCAAAATTGAACCTTCGCAGGGTTCCGTGATGTCCAATTTCACCACGAGAGCAGAGCCTTGGGATTTCTCCCAAGGTGGCCACAGCACCATACCGTGGGCTTACCGACATGTCCTTTTCAAATGAGTTTTCTGTATTTAATGCCTCTATCCACATTCTTCGTAGTAGGGCTACGCTTCTTATGTGGGTTATCGGCTACATATAAACTCATCCTCATATCGGGGTTAAATCAATATAACAAACAACATCATTTGGTATTTTCTTCATACCAGTATGTTTTAAAAACTCTTGGTCAACATTACCAATATCAATTTTTCCCAGTGTAAAAAATTCAAATAAGATTTCACCTTGTTCCTGTAACCATATTGGAAATTGTTGAATTCCATCATTAAAATATCCAGCAATTACAAATGGAAAACATGAATGAGAATTATCATATTTATTCAATTTGTAATACACTATTGTTTTCATATACCCTTTTCAAAATGGTACACCTGAGAGGAGTCGAACCTCTAACCTTCTGATCCGTAGTCAGATGCTCTATCCAATTGAGCTACAAGTGCATACTTACCATGTTTTATTTTTTGTGTCAACGAGAAAACCTAAAGCTTTTGCTAAGGCTTTATTTTTTGGTTTATGTATCCACTTATCCCCTTCAGTAGTCGTTGCAATAAAAGTATTTGCATCACATTTCATACCTCCCACGACCATGTGAATGATGAACAACAGTTGACTCTTGGAATTTTCCAAACACAAACAATGCCACAAGATCTATTTGATTTTCTTTAAGGAATTGTTTTCTTACTACCGAATACTTTAGTTTTTCAGTTTTGAACTTATTATTTCTCCTTTTTTAATTGTCTAATACGTTTACGATGCTCAACTTCAGCTTTACGAGTTTGTTCTTCTTGCTCTGCAACATACTTTTTAAAAGTACCTTGTGGTTGATTGCAGATTTCATCTATGGATTTCGATTGCATAATAAAATGGTCGGGCACCTGAGTACTGCCCTCAGTGTCTCACCGTCCCAAACGGTGCGGATTTCTATCTTCCTCGTGCCCGACATGGCGAAGGTTCCACACACCGTCATACTGTTTTATATGAGACAGAAAAAGGTGCTGCTTGCCGATTTGAACGGCGTCTCCTTCCCATCATTCATAGCCAAGGTCTCGGCTCACCACGAACTTATGGACATGGAGCAACAGTTGTTCCCGCCTTACATTAGGTTGAGACCACACTAATGCTATGTGCATTCGATTGGTTACGAATTACCGTAAAGGCCGAGAAGAACAACCCGCAGCATAAATTGGTCGGCACAAGAAGGTATGACCTTCTTCAGATGGAACGTTACTCACCCTTAATGTCTCCATAGACATCAGCCGATAAAAATTGGTGGACTGGTAGGATACCCACATCCTAATTCAAGGCTTCGTAGGGTTACTACGTCCTCACTTTGGTATGTGCAGCCCATAAAAAAACTTCTGTCATCAATGATGACTAATCTTCATCTATTATTCATCCACATGGACTTATTAGGGTTTCCACCTAAAGAAGTAAATTGGTGGAGCCACGGAGTAACGCTCTCCGTTCTTCGCATTGCAAGTGCGACATGTTACTTTTAGCACTATGGCCCCATAAAAATAGAATACGTTGATAATTTTTCAATCAAAGGACTTATGGACTGTCCATTTACGGGTTTCTTAACATGATGGCACAGGAGTCCATTACCTAGTGAGATTATCTTTTCCATTGTTGTGACAAGCACATTTACCGTATCGTATTCAAATTGGCTCCCGTTGATGGTACTGCCCCACCTTCTCTAGGTTCAAAGCCCAGCGTAATACTTTTATACATAAACGGGAATTGAAATTGTTGCCCGCCTACGGGCGTAACGGTCTTGTGATAGCCTACTATCATAGCGGTCTTTAACTAGATGCTTTTTGGAGTTGAACCAATGTATCCTTATAGGATTGCTGTTTGCATCTAAAGTATCTTTGCTTTATTCCACCAAGCAGTCAAGTCTTGAATTTCTTGTTTTTTTACTACGATAAGTTCAAATGGAAATTGGTTCCATTTAGCTCTATCTTTATCTGTTTCGTAGCCTTTGACTTCTATGTAAATTTGCTTCGTAGGGAGATAGAAATCTGGAAAATATAAATGTTCTTTCCCTTTAAATTCATATTTGTATCCTACTTTGTTTCTCTTCCACGTTATTTTTAGCTTGTCAAGAAACTCTACCAACTTTAATTCCCACGAACCTTGTAGATCAACCACATGACCATCTATACTTGTGTATTTGATATGTTTACATCTTCCCGCATTGGGCTTCAGTCCACCAAAACGAGACATTATTTTGCGATGTTCTGGAGTTCTATATACCGAAGGATCTATTTTACCCATTTTCCATGCCATTTTATGTGCTTCGGATACAGTCCTAGTTTTAATCTTTCCATTTTTTCGTGCCCAATCCACCGCATCATTTGAAAATCCTTTTATTTCATTCCAAGATAATCCACTATCATATTGAGTCTGCCACAATTTCCAATTCATCTCCTCATATTTTGACTTGGGATTGGTACTTAAATTAAACTTTTTCAACCAATATGATATGGTACTTTGCCCTTTTCCATATTTCTTAGCAATGTCATAAGAGCTTAACCCATCATTAATGTCTATTTCTAACTCTGTTCTATTCACAAAGATAAATAGTTTAATAACAGAGCAAACGATGGATTTTAATTAAAATTTTGGTCGTAGTGACAGGATTTGCACCTGCTCTCTTCCCCTTATCAAGAGGATGCTTGTCTACTTAAGCTTCACTACGAAAGTGGTTGGTATGAGTATTACTCTCATACATTAGCCCGCTGACGATTTCCTGTAGGTCTTTAGCATTGGGGTTCAACCATAAATTAATGAACATAGTTAATTACACACTATTTTGAAAGTTACATTCGCCAACTAAAAACTGCTGTGTCTGTTGGATCTATTTCAATAATAGATTGGAGTTGAGGTTCATAAAATACTAATTTTAATTGATCGTCTTTATCAATTGCTACGAAAAAATTAATATCATGAACTTCCAATCCTTCCATATAGATAAATTCTCCAACTGCCAATGAACTTCCTTTTGGTTTATTGGCGGTGTGATGATGCATAATATGCCCTACAGTTATACCATATTGTGCAAATTTATCACAATCATTATCACCTTCTGAAGGACGTGAGAGTTGATAATCAAACAAAAATTGTTTTAGATGTTCTGTATAATTGGATTTAATCCAATCTACAGTAGGAACTGCATACTCATTATCTACGGCATATTCACCGTATAATGTATGAACTTTATTGCTAGATACAATAAAATTACGAATTTGTTCCGCACTTACTACCTTATATTTTGGTGAAGCTGGATATTTTGGTTTGCATGACACTACTAATAAAAGTGAAGTCACACATATCAGAATAATTATATGTAAAGATTTCATACATATAAATATTCTGATCGGGTTATGTTTGATCTGATTTACTTATCTTTTTTGATTTAACAACCCGTGGGACATTTGTTACTCTAACTTGACCTTCTATTGGCCACACAGATACAGTATAATATTTACTTTCGGGCAAATTGCAAAATTTACGTAATTTTTCATCCATTCCTAATGGATTATTTGCATATTCTACAAATAGATGGTCAGGTAACTGTTTCATAAAATGGCGGGCATAGCCGGTAACGCTCCGAGCTACTCCTGTGTGACAGACAGGTAGGTTACTTTTACTTTATATGCCCATTACGAGATGCTTATTTTTCGTTTAACAGACGAATTTTTTATTGTTGCTGTTCGCATCTCAAATCGTTCACCACCCTCTTACACAAGAGGCACCATGTTTTCTTAACACGAGCAATATCGTGTGTGGCTACTCAAATTTATTTTGCCGATGAACACTTCCCTTCTCATTAAAGAGGACTCACTACAACAGAACTGTGGCCACAGAATTTTGTAGTCGTGTTTATGATGATAAACATCAGCAAATTATTCACCGAAAGAAGCCGCCAGCATCCACCAATGGAGGTCTAAGCAGAGTTCATCTCCACGGAAGAAGAGTCACGAAGACTCTCTTATCAATCCGTATCTTTCTAGCGTAAATTTAGGCATCATCTAATTCCTACAGGGAACACGGGTTTGATAGTCAGCCTTACCCATAAGCTTTCGTTGGTACCATACTGACGTTACTCTTCCAACCTACTAGCCGATTTCAGCCAAGGTTCCCCGCTAAGAGAACCTTAAAATAATTCATCATTACCAGACTTCTTCTTGGCATCTTCATTCACATTGAATGATATGTTAGTTTTTACACCATTTGATGAAACAAGTCAATTAAAATTGATGCATTCTCAAATTCCTTTAATTAACTTTAAAAAATGGTCACGATGGTCAGATTTGAACTGACGTTATTCTTGTCCCCAAAACAAGTGCCATACCAAGCTAGGCGACACCGTGAAATTATTAAGAACCGTTTAATTGTTTTTTTTGGAGTAAATTTTGGAATATGATATATTTTGTTGTCAAGATGAATTGTTCTTGAAACAGTGTCACATATTTCACATGGTTCTTTATCTGCTACCCTCAATTCGTCCGACTCATACCCGGGAATTTCTCCCCGAAAGTGTTTACATATTTTTCGGTTTTTCATATCATATAAAATATCATGTTTCCATGTCATTTTTATGACATATTTGTTACGAATTTGTTACAATAGTATCCATAAGGATTTCACAAGGTTCCACTTTTCCTGCCGTACTTAGTGTCTATCTCATTTCAACTAGGTATACCGAAAACGTAATTGAGTTATGGCTGGCTGAGGACGAGATGCCTCGTGAACTCCCATGTCGAAATGACTTTGAATTGGGCGTAGAGCTACCGCCACAAGAACTCGTTTTTAACCATAACTCAATAAATTGGTGCGTCCTCCCGGTACTGCCCCGGGTTCTCAAGGGTAAGAACCAAGTGCATCACTTTGTATGCTTAGAACGCAGAATGATAGTTTTTATTTTCTTCCCCCGCCATGTTACCTCTACACTACAAGAACTATAACTTGATAGGACTTGAACCTATGACTCGGGACATGAATTAATTCCCATTCGTGAGATTTCGCATTCCCCAACTATTACGTTGGCTCCCGATAGATATTGCGATGGGAAAATTGGGGTGGTATACGGGTTACGCTCCCGCACCGCAAGCTTCACAGGCTCGAATGCTACTACTACACTAATACCACCATAAATTAATTCATCATTCTCCTTATTAGGGAAGAACCACGAAGTATTCGGGATGAATAGACTCTATTATCAAAGTTTTCTCTTTGCATCTTATCCGAACTTGATGAAATTGGCAGGCAGTGTCGGACTCGAACCGACCAAGCAAAGTTTTGGAGACTTCGCACCGCCCTGCGGACTGCCTATATTTATTCCTGTCCAAATTTCTGTAAGCTGTGGCTCAAGAGAGGATTTATTCAATCGCATCAAGGAGTATGCTATTTGGCACATACGGATTGGGTAGTTCTTATGTTTTACTTGCTCTCGTCTATACTAAACTTTTTCAGATAAATAAAATTGGTAGGGCCGTACGGTAACGATCCGTATTCTGACGGTTAAAAGCCGCCTGCTTCACCATTAAAGCTTCGACCCCATTCGGGATTTGTTCACCTTACGTTTGGTAGCATCAGTGTCCCCACTGATACCGGCGTCTGAGTTACTTTATTCACTCGTCTATATCCGCTTCCCACGGAACGCCTCTACGGATGCTTTTTCTGGGAAAACTCAGCATCTTCAAAACCCATCCAAAAATTGTTTCAGTTTAACAAAAAAGCCGAGGATTTTTCCTCGGCTCTTTGGTGTAAGTATATAAGTACGTTACATCAAGAGCCAAACCTTTCTGGGCGATCATTAAGATAAACACTCTTTGCACTTGTAATCTGTGCAGAGGGGTTCAATCCCTTGTTCGCCAAGGGGCTAAACCATTGTTTATGTTGTGATCTCATGTTCATCTACCAAATAAATACTATTCTGTTTTTCTTTTCGCTCATTTTTCTGAACGAATTCTCATCTTACGCTACGCATTATACACGAAGCTCAGAAATTGTCAACATCTTTTTGAAACTTTTTTCTTTTGTGTTCCAACCATCTATCTTTCTGGAACTTACCTTTCAAAAGTTTTTTTAAAGGTTCGCCATATCGGTTCCAATCTTTTTCCATTCCTCGGCGAGCACGTTTGGCTTTTGCATTTCCTTTGCCATATACCAACGTCAATATATTCATACAAATTGGAGTCCCGTGAGAGAATTGAACTCTCGTCTGATCTTTTGCAGAGAACCGTATGTGCCACTCTACTACCGGGACAAAATCTCGTGTTGGATTAGAGCCAACGTTAGCATTTTATCAATATGCTGTTCTACCACTGAACTAACGAGATGCTACTTAAAACACGCATTATACGCATTTTAAATATCAAATTGGAGCCATAGGTGGGACTCGAACCCACGATAATGCTTCTTTACGAAAGAAGTGTAGTCGCCGCTGTACCACTATGGCACTAACATTTTATGGAAAATGTCCTAACCGTGACTGGTTTAGGTGAGCATCACGACCTAGATTTACATTCTACGCTCTAAATCCCATTAATCATGCGAAAAGTTTAAGAGATTTCACTCCGTTGACTTTTAAATTTAAGGCAATAATCAACTAACCTGTTTCAGTACTGAAATTGGAGCCGTGAGAGGGACTCGAACCCTCGGTGTACCTTTCGGTTTCCAGTTTACAAAACTGGTGTTGTCGCCACTGAACCACCACGGCTTAAAACTATGTGAGGATCATATCGAACTCACAAAATTTGTCAATATCCATTTTCAGATAAAATCTTATTTGCTGAATACGGAGTTTCAAATAACAATTGTTCAAGAATTTCATCTGGAACAAATGCTATTCTTTGGGACAGTTCATAATGTTTATTTTTTTCACACCATTCAATAATGGTATCTCTTACTGTTCTGTCCATATAAATTTGGTGCTATCGGTGGGACTCGAACCCACAATTGAGATTTCTCTCCCCCGATCTTAAGTCGGGCGCTCTGCCAATTTCGCCACGATAGCAATTACCTATTTAGTTAATTAATCCAAATAGGATTAGTAATTTTCAAGCGAACTATATTTCAAATATCGCTTATAGGTCTTCACCTAGAAGTAAAACTGGTACCAATGGTCCGAGTCGAACGGGCAAAGGATACTACATTTTGAGTGTAGCGGTTGTTCCAGTTTCCCTTATCCACATTGGCATTTCAAATGATTTCCCAAAGAAGTCTTGCCATTTCCATAGACTCTCTGTAAACCGTCTCAGGATCACGAGTTAAATCATGTTTACAATGTAAACATATCCAATGATCACCACACCATTCTAACCAACCCCATTCTTTAAGTTCATTGAATGTATGATTGCAACATCTACATCCAAAACTCATCTTCCGCTTCTCGTCAAAATCTCGGCGTAAGGCGTTATTACACGACGTACAAATCCACCTATAGTCTTCGTTCTTAAGTCTTCCCCACAACTGCAATTCATTAAAAGAACGGTTACACTTATAGCATCCAAAATCCATAAATTACTCTGGGTCGCTATGCATCTCAATCTAGTGACAAAGAAGTCCGGGTTTCCGCTGTTGCCTATAATATCAGCTTTAGGCGTCTTGCTATCCCCGTGCCCTTCAGTGTACAGCATTCACGTTTGTCACTAGACAAAATTGGTTGCGGGTAGCAAAATCGAATTACTCTAAAGATGCTTATGAGACATCCCAGTTCACCAGAACTGTAACCCGCAATAAATCCATTAAAATGGAACAAATATTAATTCGTCAGGATCATAGGTCGCTTCACCATTTTTAAACCGAACATCATAACATAATCCATGACTATTATGTTCGGCTATAATGGTTCCAACCTGACCAACAAATTGTTTTCTTTTAACGTGACCTTCATTTGTATAATCACGTTGAACAATATCGTCAACAACTTTTACTCTATCATTCATAAAACAATTTTATATGAATGAGATGTAATTGTCAACATTAAATTTGGTAGTCCAGTATGGAGTTGAACCATATCCCGGCACTTATCTAGTGCGAATTCGATCATAAGTCGAACGTCCCTCCGAGGGTCTGGACCAAAATTGGAGCCTCATGACGGTTACGCTCCGTCGTCTCAGCTTTACCAAAGCCGTGTACTGCTATTGTACTAAAGAGGCATCAAATTGGAGCGGTATACGGGAGTCGAACCCGTACCTTGACTTTGGAAGAGTCTCATGCTGCCATTAAACACCAATACCGCATTCATGTTTGTTATAGTCTTCGCCTTCAGTTGGACTACAATCTCTCACCAGTCGTTCTCTTTAGAGACGCACCCATTGGTGTCATTTAAACACTGGACTGCCGTTGAACAAACAAATTGGAGCACCATGTCGGGGTCGAACCGACTTATTCACCTTGGAAGGGTGACGCACAGCCGTTATGCCAATGGTGCATGTAATCTATTGTACGTTCGTATGCGATGACACACCGCACAAATTAACTCACACTTTTCAATTTCGTTCAAAACTCGTTGTTTGCTATAACCCAATCGTTTAGCTTTGGCTAATGCAAACTCTTTGTCAGTTAAGTGATCGAAGTCCATGCAATAATGTGGAAATGTTTTTCCACAATCCACACATGGTTTGTTCTTCAACGAATTAAACCATTGTTCGTATTCATCTTTTTGCTTACGAACTTGAGCTTTAATTTTTTCAGTATTTTGTTCATAGTGATGTCTTCGCATCAGTTTATGACAATTTTTGCACTGAGAAGATAATCCGTCTTTTCTTGCCGAATTCTTACTGAAACATTCTAACGATTTCTGTTTTCCACACTTATAGCATATCTTCATGCTAATAAGTATGTGTTAAGACTTCCAAACACTAAAAATATGGAAGTCAAAACTTTTGTATATCAATATGCCTTTTAACGAGTGGTAGCTGCACCCACTCTCCGTCTTCGCTCAATCATCGTCTGGACGCTGTTTCAGTCTGATCATGAGCATAGGCAACTGCGGAGTCAGAATATACAAATTTCAAAGATCAAATTACAAAATATGGAGCAGGTGAAGGGAGTCGAACCCTCTCGTAAACATTGGCAATGTTTCAGGCTACCGTTACATCACACCTGCATTTCAAACACCCTTAATGTCTCTACCTTTAATAGTCGAGTAATTATAATCATAAATCTGGTCGCAGTGATGAGTGCTGACCTCATTTATCAAACCTTATGAGAGTTCGATCCTTCCCGAAGGCACTGCGTTTAATCTTACGAGCATAAATATGCCACAGTATTGGTAAAATGTCAACAAGAAAAATGTTTTTTCTTATTGGTTCCACTATTTATTGTCATAGTTCTTATATTAACAAGTCTAAGACTTATGCGAAAATGTCTAAAATGTCAAGAAGAATTTCCAAACCAGTTGATAATTGATGGAAAGATCCGAAGCCTGTACAAAAGAAAATTTTGTCTTAATTGTTCTCCGTTTGGAACTCATAATACACAAGATTTAACAAGTCCAAATGTTGCATTCGAGCAGAATGGTAAACGATGGAAACGATGTCCATCTTGTAAAATGGTTCTCGAACTTGTTTCGGACAATTATTATATTAAGAAAACAAATACTGGATTTCAATTTCATTATTGGTGTAAAAAATGTCAAGATACAAAAACACATTCCCTACAAAAAGAATTAAAACAAAAAGCCATACAATATAAGGGTGGAAAATGTATTTATTGTGGATATAGCAAATATGTCGGAGCATTAGAATTTCATCATTTAGATCCAAAAAAGAAAGATTTTCAAATTAGTAGAGGATTTACATATGATTTTGAAAAAATAAAATTTGAAATAGATAAGTGTATTTTAGTGTGTAGTAACTGCCACCGAGAAATTCATGGAGGAATTCATCCTAAACTATACAGTATAGAATAGGTAATTAATACTTTATTTGACGAACTTTATTTCTATCGACTAATCGTGGAGTTTTATCATTGATAGTCATAGTAGTTAATTCCATCTCAGAAGGCATTGGAATTGAAGGATCTAACGCCCATTCAATACCTTCTTTTTTAGCCCATTGTTGCATACGACGAATTGGAACAAAATAATTCACTCCATCTGCTTTCATAACTACACTCAATCCAATACATTTTCCATCAGTCGAATACACTCCTCCTCCACTAGAACCCGGATGAACTATCAATGTAGACTGATCAAAGATTAAATCATCTATATTCCTACCAACACCTGAACAAACTCCTGTAGAAAATGATCTATCTTCACCATATGGACTACTTACCCCATATAACGGTTCTCCAAGTTTTGGAATATTACCTGACAAGTCAAATACTACAGAATTTTTATTAAAAAATTTCCCCTCAACTTGGAGAACTGCCAAATCTTGCCCAATTTCATTTGGACTTGATTTAATGATTTTTACTGGAGCATTTGTTTGATATACGAATTGTCCATTAACAGAAATGTTTTGGTAAACAATTAAATTTGTATAATAAAGATAAAATCCATTTGTATTTGATGGAACTACCAAGGTTAATATAGAGTCAGGTTCAATATGATAACATATTACATGTCCTACAGTCCAAATAAAGGTTATATCTTTTCCTGTTGCATCTTTACGAGTGAATGCAACTCCACTTCCAATGCTACTCGGAGTATCTACAGTAACACTAATAGAGGCTAAACGTTCGGGAATACTTTCAGAAGCTGCATGAAGTTTGTAAAAACCTGATAGCAACACTACAATTAAGATAAGAAGCCGAAGTGCTTTCATATCTATAAATATCTTTCATAAAGAAAATAACAATGCTTTCTGAAAGACATAAGAAAGCATAATGATCCTTATGTAGGATTAAACATTATCTTTCGGGATCATAATCAGCTTTACCTTCTCCGGCTGAATAATCTAATAATGCTTGAGAATTTTGATCAACATAATCACTGTATTCATTCTCAATATGATCTTCGGTGAACCGAGAAATCTTTTTAGCTGCTAAATCAATTTTACTTTGATTAGATAAATCTTGATTAGTAAATGCAACATCTATATCCAATTTGATAGCAATATCTTTACTTTCAATTCCCTTTAAATACATGTGGGCATATGTTGTATATTCTGGGAAATATGTAATTTCATCGGTAGAAACAAGTTTCAAATCAATCATTGCTTCAATATCATCTCCCCAACTTTCTCCGGCAAGCGTTCCCTGAACACGAATATTTTTTGTTAATGGAGCATGTCCTTCACTTTTAAGTGTCAATTCCCAATTAGGAGCAACCTGCCAGTGTTCTTTTTGCAATGCAAGAACAAGTTTAAGCAAAATAGCTTGGATTTTATTATTCATAATTTTACTTATTTCTACGATATATCATTACATATAAATAGTAGTGTTTTTTCTTCTTTGTACGTTTTTTGCAGTTCCTGACGTTTCCTTACCCGGCCTTACCCATGCAATATCTTTGTGGCTTTCACGTGTCATTGCTGCATCGCGTTCATCATCAGATGTATAACCACCCTTTGTTTTAAACTTTCCAACATTATTTCTAGGTCTATCAAACATATGATATACCGTAACTTTCGGGGAACCTTCCCCAAGAATACGGAATAGATACGTTTGTGCCATAGTATCCACTCCTCTGGCATCTCCAACAACAAATGAACAATCGTTCATTATAGCAAGATTGATATTTGAAACATAATGTTCAATAAATTCTTCCTCAGATATTTTTAAATGTCCACTAATGAATATTATCATAAAGTTACTTCAAAAGATGAGAGCTTTCGAAAATATTACCAATTACCTCTCCATCCCCATCAACGTCAGACAAACCAATAAAATCCCAAATTGGTTCAATCTTATTGTTTTGCAAATCTCTATAACAAAAGCAGGTACCATGATATTCTACTACACTCAATGTATTACTATATTCGGGCGGATTTAAGTCTGGACATAATATAATATCTCCCTCATATATTTCCTTCCCGTTTCTGTCGGTTAAACCGGTGAATTGTTGGAAAATACAGTTTTTATTATCGGAAAAAACCGAATTTAGTGGTTGACTCCAACTCGAAATACTATCTAATTCGTAATCGGTAATCCAAAGTTTGTTTTTAATATCCCAAATTCTAAATTTAATTACTCTGTTCATAATCAAAACATATCACGGCTTTAATAATTTTTCTGGACGATTATGAGCATTCATTAAAAATGGAGTTGGATCAACCAGCACATTCCAATCGCTCAGTGCTCCCAATTTTGGATCTTCTTCAAATGCTTTTCGAGTTCCGTGCTTGTAAATTTCTATATGAAGCATACTGGTACTATGACCTTCAATATCCATACGATGTTTATGTTCTGATAGAACTCGTTTTACTCGGGCTATGATGGTTCCTTTAGAAATATTCTTTCCTACCTGAACATTAATGGTGAATGGTATTACTTCACCATAACATACAACTCCACTGGCTCCTTCGATAAGGATACATTGAGTCTCTTCCCACCAAGGACTATTTTGACTGGCCCCTGTGAAATTTTCAATTCCAACTACAAGTCCATCTTCAACTGCAAACACAGATTGTCCATCTTCGGTGTATAAATCAACTCCCGTATGAGTATGGTGTTTGCGTTTTGTAAGAAATGCACCCGGATGACCAAGTTGTGGAATACCATTACATTTAGGAATATTACAATATAAATCATGTAATGGAAAATGCCACTGTAATGCTTCTTGGGTATAATTAACAATGTCTTCTATCTGTGCTAAAGCACCAATACCTTGTGTGTTACATGCAAGCATCTTTTCTTGTGGACGTATCCAATAGTTATTTTTACTAAACGATCTAAAACTGTTCAAATGCTGTACGGTAATTGGGTGTTCCCACATGTGAGTATTCATCGCCGGGGCAATGACGAATGGACGATTTCTATCCCAAGCTCTAGCAACAGAAGTCAATAAATTGTCACAAATACCATTGGAAATTTTAGCCAATGTATTTGCCGAACATGGTGCAATTACCAATGCACTTGCAGTATCTCGCAATTCAATGTGAAGGACTCTATCATTCTTTTCCCATTTATTATCAAAATCTTCCTCATCTCGTTCCCATTGCCATTCATCTTCATCTGTCCAAACTTTAACGCCCTTAAGGAAATCTTGGTTTACAAAATGTTTAGCTTTTTCGGTGAGAATAACTTCAACTTCATCAATAATATTGAGTTCTTTAATCAATTTTTGATATAAAACAGTCGCAACACTACCCGTTAATCCAAGAAGAATTTTCATAATCCTCGTTCCTTTACTTCATATTCCGCCAAGTTACCAACTGCATGAGCTAATTCATGATAATATACCTGTCTTACAGACTCCATAGCTGCTTTTATTTCTTGATGACAATCTTCGAAAATTTGTCCTATATAAATTACAATTGGACCATTTGTTCCTGCTATATAACATCCAAGTAACTTCCACCCTTCTCTATTAGTGTATTTATCTACAACACATCCCACTTCTTCCGCTTTTTTCTGAATTTCTGGAGGTAAATCGTCAATAGCTTTACAAACAGTGTGATCAACTTCTTCAAATAAAGTATTCCATTGTTCTTCAGTTAATTCTAGCATAATTTTGTGCTATGTTCCGCTACCATTCGAGCCAAAAAATTTGGATCTTTAGGATCTGTTTTATATGTTTTAGTATTCTGTTTAGGAAATACAAGATGAACTATATGATTGTTATCCTTAATTTCTTGTAAATCATTAGCAACAATCATATCACATTTATTGTCTTGTATACTTCTTTTAGCTGCCGAAATTAATTCGGAAGTTTTGCTATTTACCAACAATTTAAATCCAACTAATTTTGCATTTGGTGCCCATTCCTTCACATAATAAATAAGCTTTGGAAGCTGATTTAATTTGATAGTAAACATATCGTTAGAACGAACTTTTCCATTTACAAAGTTCTCTACCCCATAATCACTAACTGCGGCGGCGAGTAAAATAACATCTGGCTGTTCTACTCCTATGACAAATTTTAATGCTTCGGCATATTGGTCAAATGTAGAATATTCATATTCCAAATAGTTATCCTTGAAAAATTCTAATTCTTGATGCCGAGCGAGAAGTTGGCGGGAAATAGTAGTATAATCATTTTTCAAATCGATCTTCATTTCAAATGGAGTCACAGACCCCTTTGCTTTAAAAAATACAACAGTATGGTTCATCTTCAAAAGTTCTGTTGCAATTTTCGATCCAAATGTTCCCTTTGACATATTAGTTATGTCACGGACACGATCAATTGGAATTTTAGTTCCGCCAGATGTAACAAGTATTTTCATAATAAATCATATCGTGGATAAAATCCAGAATAACAAAGATAATGTTCAACAATATCATCGTTTCCCAAGACAACATCAATATACAATTCTTTACGATTATTTACTCCAATTTCCAGATATTTGTCCATAATAGTTCCTCTTGCAAACATTACCGGCCAACGAATTTGAACTGGTTGTCCAATTCGCAATATATTGTATGCATCTTGAAGAGCTTTATCTCTATCGATCTTATCTTCCATAAATTAGACAGTAAATTTTTTAGATAACCACATATCTGAGAAACTCTCTACATAATTCTTAGTGTCTCCCAAAACAAGCAATACAATAAAATCCGTCGTATCTACATGACAAGAATGTGTATACCGACCAACTTCCATTCCAAAAAATCCTTCATTCTCTATAAACCATATATTCGTTCCTGTTGGGACTTGAAAACCAAAGTGATAAAACTCTCGTAATATTTCACTCAGACTTTTATTTTTATTTTTTGCAATCCGTTCGTTAATCTCTCGCTCAGTTATTTCTTTAGAGATTTTATAGGAAAGTTGAGACAATTCCGTCACAGACATTTCATTAAGCTTTTTCATCAATAAGTCTTTCTTTTTGTTTACGAGTCATTTGTTTAATTTGATATTCTCGTTTCAATGCCTCTGATTTTGTAGAAAATTCTTCAACATATACCAATTTTACTGGCAAACGTGTCCGAGTATACTTAGCACCTTTTCCACGATTATGAACATTACATCTTTTATTAACATCTGTAGTATAACCTGTATACAACGAATTGTCAATGCATTTCAGAATATACACAAAATGATGATTAGTCGTTTGTAATCGTTTTAACTTTTGTTTTCCAAATGAAGTCAATTCTACTGATTGTGATAATTGTTCAAGTGCTTCTTGTGTAGATATTAATGGATGTTTCAATCTTCCATGTAAAGTTGGCCATTTCATGAAAATCTTCTCTTAGTTCTAAAATTTCCTCTATCAGATTTAAACAAAGTTTCCGGAGTTTGTTTCCGTCTCCATTTCAAAAACTTTTTAAATCTTTCATCGGACAAAATAGTCTCTACATTATTATAAATGTCTCGGAGTTCATTATGAGACCATGTTTTATGGATGTAATCTTCACAGGTTTGACAGGTTGGAACAGTTTCAGTTCCTCCTTTACAACGTGGAATTATGTGATGTCCTCTTGTGCTGGTAAATATACCACAAAAAACACAATTGTCCATTTTAACACTCATATCAATATGTTATCCTAATATTGATATACGGTCAAGAAAAAATGGCGAGAAGACTGTTACATCCTCTCGCCGTTAGGGGCGTAGCCATTATCTGACTTGCCCTCCACCATTTGCTGATTTCTCAGCAAATTAGTTAATTAGAATACAATACGAAGCCCACCTTGGACAGATGTAACTCCATCTTGCCAAGTAAAATCGTTATTACGATATTGACCTTCAGCAAATACTCCCCACTTGCTATTTAAGCGAACTTCAATTCCACCCTTAGCAATGTATGCCCATTTATCATTAGCATCCCAATTATAAACTCCACCAACACCAACATAAGGTGCTACATTTTTAAACAGTGGAGTTGTTGTTCCCAATGGTAAACGGAACAATACACCAGCTTGCACTTCATCAACTGATACACCATCAGTCTGATAAAATGGAACATTCGCTTCCAAACCCAAATAACGAGTAGGAAAATAAAATGCTCCGGCAGTCAAATTAAATGTATAATCCCCCTCAAATGGAGTAGAACGATCCACCACATAACCAGTACTAAGACTCAAGCCGACTTCATCTCCATTGAACAGAGACGATTGTTGAACTTCAGTTTGTGCTGGTTGAAATGGTTGAAATGTGCCATAACCTTTTTCAACAGTTACAGCGAACGTTGAAGTTGCAAACGTAAGAGCAATGGCGATCAAAACGCCTGCAATTAATTTCTTATAGTTTCTCATAGTTATTTTTATCTTTATTTTATGTAGCGTACTTTAGCTACGGGTTTACAGTTTGAGTGGTAAGTCTAATTAAGTTAATCAGATATGTCAAGTTAAAAATCAAATTGTATATCCAGCATCAACAAACAATTTCAATGCACGTTGATATTTTTGTTTTTGCTGTTCTGTAGGATTATCTCCTAAATTGTACTTAATATCTGCAATTTTGACAGTAACAACATCTACATTTTGTAGCATATTTCGCCAATAATCCATATTGGTAACATTTTTTCGATGTGTCATTAAATCTACTCCATCAATAACGTATTGTGGAAACCCATAATTTTTCAAATCTTCTAATGTTATGTCAGTATCTTCAACAACATCATGCAACCAACCAATCGGTTGCAGACGTTTTTCTAATGCATTTGCAACTGCTTCTACATGTTTAATGTATGGGGTAACTTTATCACGTCTAAATTGACCTTGATGAGCAGTAATTGCAATCTGCCGAGCCAAATTTATCCAATAATCTAATGTTTTTTCAATTGGGTTCATTTTCTTTTAAAAAAAGTTCTAAAGATTGTTCTAATGAAGGAGAGGAATAATTTCCATCTTTATCTGAATACATAGTATTGCCATCAAAATATCTAATGGAAGGGATAGTTTTCCCATTATTATTTTGTAGAAATTTTTCTAGTCTTTGGATTACATTCATAACTTTTTGTTTTCTTCATGTAATGTAAACCATTTTATAGCTCTTGTCAATCCTTCACGAAGATCAATTTTCGGCTTCCAACCGAGATTAAATAATTTTGACGAGTCTAACATTCGTTTAGGAGTTCCATCAGGTTTTGAAGTGTCCCATTGAATATCCCCCTTGAAATTAGTTAACTCTGCAATCAATTCTACTAATTCTTTTATAGTGTAATCTTCTCCATATCCAATATTAATGATTTGTTCTTGACTATAATTTTCCATTAAAAAGATACACGCATCTGCCATATCATCAACATAAAGAAATTCTCTTCTTGCAGTTCCCGAACCCCAACATGTAACCGTTTTATCTCCACGTTTATTCGCTTCAACGAATTTGCGAATAAGAGCAGGAATAACATGTGAATTTGTAGGATGAAAATTATCACCAATTCCATATAAATTACAGGGCATTACAGAAATAAAATCATCCTGATATTGTCTTCTATATGCTTGACACATTTTTATGCCTGCAATTTTTGCAACTGCATACCATTGATTTGTTGGTTCAAGTTCACCTGTTAATAATGACTCTTCTTTAACTGGAACTTCAGCATATTTTGGATAAATACAAACACTTCCTAAAAATACTAATTTTTTTACTTTATGTTCATGACATGCATTGATAACATTAGTTTGAATTGCAAGATTTTGATAAATAAAATCTGCTGGCATTATATCATTTGCATGGATGCCACCTACTTTTGCCGCAGCAAGAAATACATATTCTGGTTTACTAACAGAAAACGCATCCATTACCTCATTTGCATTTGTTAAATCTAATGTTTGATGTGATGCTCCAAAAACATTTGTATAACCTTGTTTGTGTAAATTTCTCCACAAAGCACTTCCAACAAGACCATTATGACCAGCGACATAAATTTTACTTGATTTATCCATATCATTGACAGATTGAAATACTCTCCATTTGTTCTCCACATTCTAATCGTTCTATAGCAGCTTCTAAAAAAAGTTTGATGTCATCACAAGCAACAATATAAGCTTCTTTCTTGAGAGACCCACTTTTACGCATTTCACAAATGTAAATGGCATATTTTAGGGCTGCGATTTGTGAGGCAACATCCATAATTGTAACTATTGTATTATTAGGACTATTAAATGTCAATTTTTTATTTTGTCATTTATACTAAGTCCCATCAAATATTCATCTTCATCCAACCAATGAAGTTTCTTAAACCCGAATTTTGTCCTATAAAATCCTACATTTTTCCCCTTTGCAGTTAATAAAATCATAGTAGCCTTGCCATTTCCCCTAATGGATTTTATTCTCTTTATAGCTGCATTTACGAGAGAAGTACCAATACCATTACCTTGATGTTTAGGCAAAACATTAACCCAATAGATTTGATAAACTCCATAATCCATCCATGATTGGATATATCCACAACATCCTAAAATATGACCGTTGTTTTCCGCAACTAAATAATTTGGAGGAATAACTGGATTGGAAAACATTGCTCCGAACTCTTGTTTAGAAGAACGTTCATAAACTTTTGAATAGTTTTTTCCAACTATTTTAGAAACAAAATTTATTTCATCATATTTAAGATTTCTAATTTTCATTTTTTGTAATAAGATGGAATTTTCTCCCAATCAACTTTATACTTTTGTGCCAATTCTTTGCCTTTTTTGAAAGCTAGACTTGCTTCATCAATATTACTTGAATAAGTCAGTGATTTTAATTTCTTAAGAGTATTGAATTGATCTAGCGTTAAATGACCAAATAAATAAGTTTCCATATCTTCTGGTTCTTTTAACGATACTTCTTCTTCCTTGGGTCTATTTACTTGTTCCTGTTGAAATTTCCAATTAAGTTCTTTTCTACGTTCATCTGCTTCAGTTTGTTCGTGCAATTCTTTTAGTTTTGCATCCAAAATAGATGTTAATTCGGCTTCGGTAAGATCTTTCTCATTACTATCATGATTTAATTGTTTTGCTTTTATAAGTGCTTCATTGATAGCATCTCTCTGTCTATATTTTCTAACATCTTGTGGTTCACTTTCTCTAAGTAAGAAATAAAGCATATTAAGAATTGGAGTATAAACTGTAGGTACAAATTTTCCATAACTTGCCATGATTTCTTGTTCACTTAACCCTTTTGCAGAACCTTCAGTTAAAAGTTTGGCACGAAGCTCAGTTCCGTCAATGATTTCTTGTTTATAACGTTTACTATATTCTTCAGCAGTTTCATTAATATGCTTTTTGTCTTCTTTAATATCTTGAACTTTTTTCTGTAACCGACGACCAAAATCTGGATCATCTCTCATAATAGACATTAATGATAAATTACTCATAATTTTCCTTGCTAGTCAATTCCATGTCATTTTGTATTTGTTTTTCAAGTAAACTCAATTGCTTTTCAAGCCGAGACTTTTGCTTAGTAAGCATTCCAAGTTTCATTTTATCATGACACTGTGAAGCATCTTCTCTTGGATTTCTGGGAGGTTGAAACTGAGAAATATCTTCAGTTAATTTTTCTATTTGATTTACAGTGGAAGAATATAATTCTTTTAGCTTACGATAATCATCTACTCGTTCAATTCGAGTAAATAACTTATGCCATTCTTGAAGTTGTTCTGGGCTTGGCATAATTAACGACGATTTTCTACAAATGAATAGAATTTCTTTGCCAATGCAATAACATCATCATCTGAAGGCTTAGTATATTGTCCGTGACCGTCTTCAGTTTTTGCCCAGTCAATTGCCATTTGAAGAACATCAGCACGAATTTCATATGCATTTCTTCCAATTTGTTTTGTAGGGGGTGTATATTGTCGTTCATCGGTATCATTTAATTTTTCTTCCCGAGGTTCAATTCCAACAAGCTTTTGAATATTTTTCTTGTTAAGATGAATTCTTCCTCCCACAGCAATTTTTTCTCCATCATTTTCAACAGGTACATCATTGCTTTCTTTAAGATCGATTGGACGTGGATGAGCTACCGTATTGAAAAGGTGCAATATAATATCCTTATTTGCTGGTGGATTAAAAATCAATATAAAATCTTTATTATTGTCAAATTTAACATCAAATGTACCAATAAATTCCGAAGGCTCAATTCCGGATTTTAAAACTAAAAGTTCTCTAATTAAAGTTTGATCAACTGTTGGAATATTATTTATATTAACACAAGCTATAGGTTTCATTGCTAATAAAACACATAAAACCATAGAACCTTCATAAGATAAATGTTTTGGATATTCCGTCATTTTCTTACGAAATGTTGTTAAAAGCTTTTTTGCTTCTTGAACATTTTTACTTGGAACATATTCTTTCTCATTCGTGAAGTCAGTATTTGACTCTGACATTCTATTAGAAGATTGACTGAGAGATCCATCATCTGAAGATTGTGATTTAGACGTAAATACGTCAGGAGAGATACCATCGCTGGTTTTTATTATGTTACTCATATTACCTTTCTGTGTATGTGTTGGTCAAATAAAAATGACCATGTGTTCTGTTATGTACATATTTATTAATGTACAGAAAACACTTTTTATATGGACCAACGAGAATTTGATAATATCCAAAAGAAATTTAAGCAGTTCTTGTCAACACAGAACCATCTTATACAAAAACCAATAGTTACTGAAGCAATTCAGCCTGTGGCTCCTAAACGAACTATACAAGAGATAGAAAAAACTTCCGCATTTGGTTCAGAAGATGCAGAAATTGGATACAGAGTATCTTGGACAGGAAAAGATGGAAAATTAAAAACCAAATTTTATTGATATATAAATTTCATTATGTTTTTATAAACATTTTCCTGTAATGAAGTTGATTTAATATAAGTTTCAAATTCTTCAAACGAATTGAATATCTGTTGTCCTCCCCCATAGATAGATAAATAAATTTTACCTCCAATAACCACTCGCACACTTTGTTTAGTAGAGTAATTATCAAACACCAATACTTCTTTATTATCATCAGTGGAGATATAGGTATCAACATAATCAAATCCATATTTAACCATAAATTTATTAATATTTTTTAGAAGACTAGATATGGATGTTGAACGATGTTTTTTTGATAAAAATATATTAACTGCAAATTTTAAAGCGTCAGGAATATTTCCTATACTTCCAAATTTTCCATTAACAAAATTAAATTCTGCCATTCCAGTAGAATAAAATTTAAAAATGTCCCCCTTAGAATTTTTATAATATCTATTTTCTTCGGGAACAAATTTAAATCCACAACTATTCATGATATTTTCATCATGAGAATTAAGTCTTATCAATTTTGAATTTGACTCGTCATTAGTCTGTTTATAGTTCACTCCACTAGGATTTAAATCTATGTTGTTTGATGAAGAATTTACAGAAGCTATATTCCCGCTATTTCCAATTTCCTTAAAAAGATTTTCATTATTTACTTCTTTATATTCGGGATTATTATTATTATCCAAATATAAAACGGTATATTTATATTTTTGAGATACATCCTTAGTAACAACAACAATTTGTTTAGCATTGTAATTAATATACATTTCATCAACATAATCAAAATAAAATCCTAAAGACTGCATTGTACTTTCAAACATTCCATCGTTAATGTGTATTCCATCCATTGCCTTTCCTATTTCCCAAAGTTTAGCATATCCTTCATCTTTAGATGATAATGTAAATGGTTCTTTGGAAGATGAACTGGAAGTTCCTGTGTAATTTTCAAGTAAATAAGACAATGAAAATAGTATTTGTATAAATACTGATTTACCAGTAATTAGCTTCCATTCTCCACTATTTGTTGGTTCATTAGGATTAATTTTCCAAATTTTATATGCCCCGCCTTCTTTATTAATTGCATATACAGGACCATGGTCATCAGCAAGTTCAACATATTGCATTTGTTGTTTAACTTCTTGAATTGGTTCTTCATATTTTCGTACACCCTTAAGGCCAAATTTAGAAGCTAATTTAATAATTTCTTCTTCTTCCTCTTTAGACATAATATTAGGATGTGAATGAGGTTTGTAATTACTAGAAGAATTTCCATATTTTTGTTTTAAATAATTTGTAAAACTTTCTCCGGCGTACAAATCCCAATCGTTTTTTACAAAATCAAATACTTTAACATCACCTTTAGGATAAACAACAATATGCCCTCCAGTATAAGTCGTAAATATATGCCCTCCAGTATAAGTCGTAAATAATTGTCCTCCATTATTAACAGGACCACCATATTTAAATGCTGCCTTTTCTAACAAATCTAATTGTTCAGCAGTTAGTCCGGGAACACTGGGAAGCTTAGTAGCTGACGCGGTTTTTACGTTACTTTTTTTTTGAAGATACTCTTCTTTAAGGAATTTAACTAATGAAATCAAATCTTTAAATTCATAGGACTGATCACCAACTCCTTCAATATTATGTACATTCAAATAGGATGAACGATCTGGTCTAATATGAAGATCATCACCATCTTTTCCAATATAACAAGATTTACTTTCATTCCAACTGAAACCTGCATTTATTATATCTTTATCAAACAGTATTCCAGCCTTAACTCCTTTATTAACAATAGATTGTGTTCCGCCCTTTGTTACAATTGGAGACTTAGATGTTTGATTATTATATTTTGTTGGCAACCATGTCAACATACCTTCAATGTCTTTATTAAGAGTTGGTAATTTAGATGAAGATTGACTTGTAAATAATAATTTTGCAGTATTATTAGGATAAAATTTAACAGTATCACCCGATGGTTTGTGAATGTACCATACATCATTACCTACAATTCTAGGTTCAAATCCTATAGCAACTAGTTTAGTTTCATCTTCTTTGGTAAGTCGAATGGTAGACTTTGGTGGAATAGAAATGCCACTATGAACACTGTATGCAACCTTTGATGTTGCATTTGGAGGTAATTGTTTTCCACTTGGAGAAACATAAGTAGATGGAGTAACTGTAGTAATTTTTTGTCCAGATGAAGACGGAATATTTCCACTCATTAATTTTAGAAGATATGGAAATAACTCTTCTATTGTTGAAAACGCCCATTCATGTAATTCATCACCAGTAAATGGATCAAGTCTAATAAGTTTCCAATGAGGAACAACAGTATTTTCATCCTTTATTTCTTTACCCACACCAAATATAGGTATAGGTTTCGCGGGAGACATTGTGGTTAATAAAGATTGATATACAACCGCCAATCCATTTTTATGCAATAAAACATCATATTTAACATTTCCTGATTGCGAATATGTTTTCATCATACTTTCAAGCTTAGAAAACTGATCAGGACTTATTAAATATTTAAGAGTAAACACACTTGGACTTGCAGATTTATGTAATGCAGCATTAATTTCTGCTTGCATTTTTTCTTTTTCTGGATATGGTTGTGCCGTTTTTGTTAGCATTGCAGCATATTGAAATGCAGGCTGAAACTCATGGAATATTTTATAAAGAATATCGTTTTGAAATGTAATTAAATATGACCCATCACTAAATGCATAAAAATGTAATCTTCCACCGTCCGCAAAATAAGCTTTATAATATTGACTACTTGGTTTATTTCTCCAACCAAGATTGATGTTCAAAAGTTGTTGTTCTTTTTCTGGACTTAATTTAATTTTATGATGTTTATCAATATAAATCTGTTTCTCAGATTTTATTGCAGGAGGAACTGAGGCTTGTGCAGATGATAAAGTTCCTACAGAACCATGGTCATTCATTTCATGTTTGTAAGTTTCTAAATATGCCTTGGCTTCAGGAAATGTGTCAAATGCTTTAACATCCGCTAATAAATTATCAGATACAAGATATAATGGATTAGCATTCTCTTGCTTTTTAAATTCTCCATTAACTAATGTTCCAACTTCTCGTTTAGTAATTTCATAATAAACCCCCCCAACTGACTTTCCTTGTTTATTTTTAAAATTCATAGCAACTCTATAAGTGTTGTCATCCAATTTTTGGAAACCCATAGATTGCAATTCATTTTGTTCTTCAGGCAATAATGGAAGTTTTGGAGACTGTATTAAAGTCTCCATTTTAGCTTCTCGCTCTGCTTGGGCGGGATCATTACGAAGATATTTTTGGTAACGAAGTATTATATCTTTAATTAATGGAGAAACAAATGGAACAAATCGCATTACATCTGTAATCTTATATCGTCTATTAAGATCATTTTCAGATACATACATTGGACCTTTATTAAGAAGAGAACCAGTATTATGTTGTAAATCATAGATATGATCAATAATGTGGTTCATGTCTTCTGTAGACAAATTCTTTTTTGCATGAACTAATTTTAATAAAGCAATCACTCCAGCACCCCAACGCGGCCCACCATATGCCCCATCCCACGGAATATAATTATATGCTTTTTCAATATCGTCTAAAGTAATACCTGCCTTGTTCATAGCATGATATACTTGTTTGACCTTATGTGTATTTATATCTTCTTCGGTAAGAAGTTGTTCGTTTAATGGTTGTTCCAAATCAGCATCGTCATCCTCACTTGGTATTTTTGGAAGATCGCCAGCATCATTAAAACTTGACATTCCAGACCAAGGAATTTCAGGTTCATATGGAGAGGTTGGTTGATCTTTTCCACCATATTTTCCAAATTCTCTACTTGTAGGTTCGGCTTCATAATCTGTCGTATCAGGTTCTTCCGAAGTCTTAGGTTCTGTTTCAGGTGTTGGTTCAGAAGTTTGAGTTGATTGTTTTTCTTTACGACGAGATACATCATATGCATCCGAGTCTTTAAAAGTATATGTTGAACTAAAATATTTAGAAAATTTAAGTAGTTTTCTAATGGTTAATGGATATTTTGCCATTTTTGGAATATATTCTTTAACCAATGCATCATATTCCTTTTTTGAAATTTTTCCTTCTGCATTATATGCAGAAATTAATGATTGACGAAAATGAGTCCACCCATCAGCATGAACAGTTAAATATTGAAATTCTTGGACTACTGCCAAACGAATATAAGCTAACAAATTTTTTGCTACAGCATTAGTTACTTGTTCATATACACTATCAATAGTTTTTACAGCTTGATCAGGTAAAAATTTATGAGATTTATTAGGAACAACATCTCTATTTGGATCTTCTGGGTCCATTGCCAAACGTTTTTCACGTTCTCCTTTCGGAATTTGACCACTTCCTAAAAAGGACCATAAAAATTCCATAGCATAGAAATCATGAAACATTCTTCTTCCATCCATACGGCCAATAGAATGTTGTGTACCATGTGATTTATCGTAGTATTTTTTATCAAATACAGGAGCATGATATTGCAATTCATTCAATTGTTGAATTTGCTTTAATTGATCAGATAACAAAATTGGCATGTAAATAAATATCGTTCTATGGAGTTAAATCAAATAAATAAAACATAGGAGTATAAAATATAATTATTTATACTCCTATATTTGATATTTAACTATATCATGAGTACAATAAAAGTAATTTGTAAAGAATGTAAAATAGAATTTGAAAAGTTAAAACATCATTATAACTACGCTGAAAAAATGAAACGACTTCATTTTTGTTCAAAGTCGTGTTGGTCAACATTTACTCAAAAAAATTTAAGCGAAGAACAAAAGAAAAAAAGATATGAACGAATAAAAGGCTATCCACCATATGATGCCACAGATGCATATTCTCCCTTTAGAGAATATTTGAAAAGAACTAGAGACTCACAACGGCATAGGAAAAATTCTAAGTTTCAAGATCGCCCTAATTTAGATTTACAGTATTTAAAAGAACTATGGGACTCTCAAAACGGAATTTGTCCTTACACTGGGATAAAAATGGAAATTGGGAAAAATATAACTGGGTATCATTCAATTCGTTCCCCTAAGAAAGCAAGTCTTGATAGAATTGACTCTACAAAAGGCTATATAAAAGGAAATGTTGAGTTTGTATGCATGGCTATTAATTATGCAAAAAACTCCTTCACTCGGGAAGAAATTAAGAAGTTTATTAAAGAAATTCAGGAGTCAAATAACATTTGACTCCTGAATAAATTGGTGGAGCCGCCGACATCGAAGTCGGGTCTTGAAACCTTATTTCGCAAACTTCTACACGTTTATCTGATTTGAATTTCGTGCCACGCCGAAAACCAGAAATCACGGCGAAGGACTATCCATACTCGGGTATGCCAGCAGTCTTGAGATTAGAACCTCAAGCGGTTTTACTCGCTGTAAGCGTAGTAAGGTCAATAGCGAGCATCTTTCCCTTACCTCCAAATTAAGCCAAAGCCAATTCGGTCTTAGCTTCGCCGTTCAAGGAGAACTCGAAGTCAAGTGCGGCCAATTCGTTCAAACGATTAGCATTTAATTTTTTGATCACATTTTTTGAGAGGCCAAGCAATCATCCTCTACGTGCTATCCACGATCAAAGAACTTCAATCGAAACCTTTCGGCCCCAATGTATGTCAATAACTATGACAGAACCCAATCTAAATGTCAACTATTATTTGAAATCAATGGCTTCTTCTGCCCGTTTTCTTCATACAGGACATTTTTTATAACAATTTCATCTAGGGTTGTATTGGAAGTGTACACCAGTTGACCAGTTACTGTGAACTTGGTGTCTAACAAATCGGGCACGTCATGTCTATAACCAACCATGTTGATTTCAATGTGTCCATCTACCAGTGTCAAATAGAGAACATCTACATCATGCCCCTTACATTTTTCGGATACAGATGCACGAGTATTCAACACTTCGGAATTAAATTTCAGGAGAGCATTAACCCATTTGTCTGATGAAATTGCAGAACTTGGCATTCCATCTGGAAAGTGAACTTTAAGGTTCATGGGAACACCATCATTTAATAACACGCTTTTAGAATTGAACTTCATAATACTACATATTTATTAGTAGTATGAGAAGTGAAATTATAACTATCTCAGATGCACTGGTAGAACCGCCCAGCGAACCGATGGTCTTCCGCACCATAACCCAAATTTGTCATTACGATCTCGGAATGGATGTTTTATTTCATACAACTCAAGACATGAAAGACATGTATTACCAATGGATGAAGCCAAAAGGAATGATGGATTATGTATCCTATATTCTAAATGAATATGAATTTGTGGATGGAGTACGAATAGACACCATAGGGATTTATCCCCAAACTGTTGTAGTCAAATCATTACGAATAGAAACTCAAATTGCAGTTTTAAATGAAATCAAGAAACTAGCAAATACACAATAAATGCAATTATTTCTGCATGAAATGTAACATAGCGATTTAGTATAAACATACTATTAATCATTTTTAACCTCTTTTTCGGATAATTGTTCAATCAATTTATCCAATTCTTTTCGGACAAGTTTTAATCTTCGCAATTTACGTTTATCTGTAATTTCAGTTAACAATTCAGCAACCTCATATTCCAAGTCAACGTTAACATTTGCATTGTTCAAATTTTCCGTTACAAGTTTGCGTAATTCTTTGAACAATTCTAATTTATTATTCTTGAACTTCATCATATAGATTACACCAATACGTACTATTGATATTCTCAAAAACATTGTTATTGACATTTTTTCAATATCTTCTATGATAACTGTTATGAGTGAACAAAATATCCCAAATGACACTATAGAGAACAATCGTCCTCGGTATCGCTTCAAATATATCAATCGTTCAGCGTGTAAAAAATTTGCACTGGAATTTGCCAAAGCAAATCGTGCTCAAAAATTTTCCCGAGTTAGTGAAGATTTTTTAATTTCTTGTGAAGTAGCCTTAAAAAATCATATTCAATCACGGGTAAAAAGCCATCCATCTATAGGAAAAACTTTAACATGAACCTTTTTGAAAAACATCCAGAATTAAAAGAAGCTTGGGAAAAACTCAAACCTTATTGTATAGAAGTAGATTATATTGATAGTGGCGCTTTTCAAGCAGGAGAAGAAGAAACATTTCTAAAAGGCGGTCCTCGTCTTTATGAAAAGCCATGTTTTGTTTTCTCACCTGAATTTGAACCTTACGACCCTTCGGACGAATAATGGATTGGCTTGCCACTCTTTTTTCTATAGTAGGAGTTTTTCTAAACGCCAAACAAAAAATCATCTGTTGGCCAATATGGTTAATCTCCAATATTCTATGGATTATTCATATCTATCCACATAAAGAATATGCACTTATTTTAACATGGGTCGTATTTGGAATTATGAATGTTTACGGGTGGATACAATGGAGTAAAGAAAGACATCTTGACAACTCCAAATAATTCTGATAGTCTTATCCGAAATAATAAAACAAAACAAAAATGCACATAGGGTGCATAGTAAAAAAAGGAAATATGAATTATTGGTTTACATCCGATACCCATTTCGGGCACGCAAACATTATCAAATACTGCAATCGTCCATTTAAAAATAGCGTAGAAATGAATGAAGCTATTATAACAAATTGGAATGCAGTTGTAAATGACGGAGATCTCGTTTATCATCTTGGAGACTTTTGTTTTGGACGAGAAGATTATTCATTTGACTCATATTTAAATCGTCTCAAAGGATTGATTGTCTTTGTAAAAGGTAATCATGACAGACTTGCATGGGCAAATCGAAGGAAATTCTATGCTGCGTATGACTCTTATCATGAGACTACTATAAATGGAAAAGACATTACTCTCTGTCATTATGCAATGAAAGTATGGAATAAATCTCATCATGGAGCATGGCATCTTTATGGTCATTCCCACGGTTCTCTTCCAGATGATCCAAATTCACTATCATTTGATTGTGGTGTGGATTGTCATAACTATAGACCTATCAATTTTGATGAAGTTGAAGCAATTATGGCTAAAAAGACTTGGCTACCAATTGACCATCATGGAGAGAAAAAAGATGGCGGCGGTATAGGATTATCTAAAGAAGATTACGCTAAACTAGAACGTAAGAAAAAATATGAAGAATTAAAATTGGAATTTGAACCTAAATAACATGTTTGAGTATCAATTAAAAATAGAGCTTTCAAAAGAATTGCCAAAGTTAATTAAGATTGACATACAACCTGCTTTTTCGCCTGCTTGGAGAGCAATATCCCAAGATTGCTACATTACTAAATTCAGATGGATTGATAGTGATAAAGAAATTACCGACCGTGAATGGGATTGGATTGTTTATACTCTTGTAAATTCATTTCGTGAACAAGACAATTCATTATGGTTTGACTATGGAACTGCTTTAAAAGAAGAATGTGGTTCTTTCTCCAATTGTATTTCTGCATCTTGGCAACAAAAAGCAAAAGTATACTTTAAAGTAAAACGAAATCGTTTGAAATAATTCTAAATATGAAAATAACAAAAACTGCTCTTCCAGATAAAAATTGTGGCGTATGTGAAGGACGTGGGTATATGTTGTTTGCCGACTCATTTGATAGTGATAATTGGAAGGTTTGTAGTATTTGTTTGAAGAATGCTAAGAAACTTAAAGCAAAACTCCAAGTCAATTATCCAAGTGGAACAGTATTGATATGAAAACAGAACTCAAATATGGCATGGAAGAAAGAGAAATTTGCAACCGTAATAGTTGCAAAGGTATTATCGCTACACATCCTGTAGAAAACTGTTCCTGTCATATTTGTCCTCCATGTGGAGAATGTACTTCTCCACGGAATTTCTGTCCAGAATGTGGTTGGGAAGAAAAAGATGACGTTATTAATGATTATGTAGTCAATATTAATGATATAGACAATATCTTGTTAGCTGAGGTTTTGAACTACATAAAAGACCAATCTAAACAATTCAGACAATGTGCAGGACATCACGCTGAACATAATCGCGGAGCAGAAGCGGTAGCAATTCGAGCTGCTGAAATCCTAGAACGCATAGAAACCGACATTCGTTCAGCTAATAATTCTGCAACCAATATTTACAAAATGTTTACTCCACGACCACTGGACCCAACCAAAATTGATTATAGAAACTATTCACATACTCACTTTTCTATGATTAAAGAAGGCGTCTACCCCGAAGGTACAACTATGGAAGAGGTACGAAAAGTTGTAGAAGGTACATTCGGAGGAAGATTTGAATACTTTGGTAACGGAAAATTCAAATATATAGCTTATACTGATTAATATGAAAATTCAACTTTTAAAAAAACACAATACCTATTACCTACGTAAATATGCATTTGGGTTTATTCCGTTATATTGGGATCGATGGGAAAGTTGCTGGGGATTTTCGCGTTGGCCACTCACATTAGGTGAAGCAGAAGAAACTCTTAACGACCTAATGATTGAAGCAGAAAAACGCCGCACATTTTCTCAAAGTAAACTTGAAATTATTAAAGAAACCGAAATATGATACCTATAACATTTTCCCAAGCCAATAAGAAACTTCTCGCACCAAAAGGCATGGAAGACAATTGTGGAACCCTTCCTGTTTATTGTGATGGTAAGCTTTGTATTTCCTGTTGGAACCTTACTTGGAAAGAACGACTCAAACTCCTCTGGACTGGAAACCTGTGGGTTTACATCATAAGTGGACAAACACAACCTCCCATAGCATTAGACGTAGAAAATCCATGGAAACAAAGTAAATCATGAAAACATCAAATTCTGAAAATAACCCCGACGCTATTCCATTTTATCAGTGGGAAACCCTTCTACATACATGTGTTAACGCCGAAGCAGACCGAGATTTTGCATTAGACAAGCTTGAAGACGCAAATTTAAAATTGAATGACAAAGAGGAACAAATTCAAAGACTATCTTTAGACTATACAAAACTTTCTGAAAACTATCAAAAACTCTCCGCCGAAGTTCAATATATAAAGCTACAACATACCGCAACTTTGGCGGAACGCGAACGTATAATCACTAAACTTACCCGAGACTTGGAAACATGTGAAAGTAATCGTAAATATGCTTGCGAACACATTCAAGAACAAAATAAACTTATCCGTGAAGCTAAAACAACAGCAGATACGCTTCGGGAAAAAAATTCTGCCATGGAGAAAGAAATAGCATTGCTTAAAGCAGAAAAAGTAAACAATGAACATCTCGCCAAAAAGAGCATTCAATTACATTATGAAAATGAACAATTGAAATCTTTACAGGATACTTATGCATGTCCATTTCAACGAACTAAAGATAGTATTCACATACGGTGTGGAAAATGTACTGCTTGCAAATTAGAGGCGGCTGAAGGAATTATTGACCGCATCACTTCCAATGTAGAACATGTAGAAAATGATCTTCAAAAGGTAGAGAATGAACTTACAATGAAGAAAGCGATCCTTACACAAACCATTGAGAATTTAGCTAAGGCTAATAAAGATCGTGAAATTGTAGAATTTAATTTTTCCAATAGTCTTGAAGAAGGAAATCGTTTACGAAGAGAAAATGAAAAGTTGAAAGTAACCATTAAACATCAAGAAAAAATGATGGGAATTATGCACCAAGATCTGCATACCATTTCAAAAGGTTTATTCTGGCACCATACCACCGTCGCCAAAAAATCATTAGAAGAATTTGCCAAATACAAAGCAAACATAGAGATTTTATAATAACCTTGACAAACAAGATGATATTCTCTATAGTTCAATTATGAACATAGAACAAGTTGAAGGACAACTCTCCGAGTTTGAAGGAAAACCAGTTTCAGTTGCTCTTCCAATTCGTGGAACTGTCGTTCAAATGTTTTATGGAAATCTTGAAATTACACATGATTGGGAGAACCATTTAATAATTTACCGTCTTAGGTTCTATCCAGATACATCTATTAATTTTCAAGCACAGGATGTTCAAAAAATAACAATAAATTCATTTGAAGAAATCATGGCTTCTATTGTTTTGAAGTCTGATGCTCACATGGAACAGTTAACATAACTATGATATTCACCATATGGTTTTATGGAATTTTTGTAATTCCGGTTGTATTTGCAATCCTAAACAGATATTTCTCGTTTGTTTCCAAAGAAGACTTTGAACGTGATTTTGGCGATGATATTTTTGTATTGCTTCTATTATTATTAATTTTTTGGCCCCTCATTGGAGGAGTATTAATTATTGTTGTGATATTAGCGGGATTATATTCATTTGCGTTCCCTTCTAAAAAGAATAAATCCAAAAAAATCAACCCAACCTGTACAAAAATGAATATTTTAATGAGATTACTTATATTATGGTCGTGGATAGGAATAATCATAACCTTTGTTTCACTATTACGTGGATTTAATCTGGTTCATTCATTTAAAGAAATACCTTCCACTAAAAAACGAATTCTATTTTCATTATTTATTTTATTACTAATTGGACCATTGGCATGGTCAATCGGAATTCTGATAGTAATTTTATTTTTTATTCTTGAATTCATCATATTCACTGCGGCAAATTGTGTAGAGAAGTACTTAATCAAAACAATGGAATGATTTCACTCTTAAATCTATGAATACTATTTTTTCATATTTATTAATCGGATGGTCAGTTGTTGGAGTAATTTTCCTATTTTGCATATTGGATTTCCTTGGATCATTGGAAACATTCATGGTTCAAATTAAATCTCCATCAAAAAAACTTCTATTCTTTGCGACTCTTGTATTATGTGTAGGACCAGTATCACTTATGCTTATAATGGGTGTAGCATTGATTGGTTTATTAGGGTTCTATGTTATAATGCCAATTTGTGAATGTATCAAAAAATATATCACTAAATTGATTACCAAATGTGCTAACTGGTTGATTTCCTAACATTATATGACAAAAACTCATACTATAACACTTACTGAAAAGCAATTGAAATTATTGGATATGTTTTTCAATGAGTTAGATGAATATTACGCTAATGCTGGTTGTAATGACTTGCCTGAAGAATTTATAAATCTATTCTCTGAAGATGAAGGAGCACAGATTGCTGCGGAATTTGCGATCTATAATAATCCCAAAAATCCAGATGGACCATTGTGGCCCATTCCTGATGCTTGTCTTCTTTACTGGCTTAAACAAAAAATTATCAAGCAAACAAGATGAGAACATTTTATCAAAAATTCAAAGATAAAATTGATATGTCTGATGGCACTGTTGTATTGGATGAAGTCACATACAAAGATATACAAAAAGAAGCTCTTCAAGAAGCAATTAAAATCATTACTAATGATGGAGAATATGGATTAACTACGTGTGATATGATAGACAAATTGGTTGCTAAAATGGAGACTTTATAAAATATGAATAAATATTTGCATAATGCTTTAGTTATAATTGGAATACTATTAGTAATAGCTTTTGGGGCATTTTTGGTAGCTAACTTTACACAAGTTATTGTATTAATACTGATTGTTACTGGATTAGTTGTTTTTTCCATTTCATTTGCTATTACTTTAGCTAAAAATTTTGGATGGTGGAGAGAATAAAATAAATGAAAAATAAATACATATATTTCATCAAAGATGTTATATTTGTTATTCTTGCAGCATCCTTAATAGCTTTTGTGTTAATTAAAACTCATTTTGAACCAACTAGTCTTCAAGAAAAAGATGGAGTGAATATCATTCTTGTTCCTAATGGAAATGGAGTCATTCCTGTTATCTTTTAATATGAAATGTAAAAAATACTCTAAATCCCTAGACAAAATATCAATTGCAAGAAATGAAAATTGAATTAAAAAACATTGATTTTAAATATCTTTATGAATGGCTTGTTGATCAAACTCTTGAAACTCCACCAACAATAGACAAAATAATTCAAGATTTAAAGCCGCAGTATATCAAAGCCTTTAAAAAATACCAAGACGAGAAACAGGAATTCCGCACGGGCGAAAAAGTTTTATTTCGGTTTTCATTAAAACACGATTGGATAGAAGGAAAAATCCATAAAGTTTCAAGGTTAGCAAATGGGCAATATAGATATATTATTAAATACGAAGAGGATGCCCAAGACTATCATTACGATAATTGCAATGAAATTGTAGATGGTAAAGTAATGGAATATACCAATCCGATGACAAAAAAGAATATAAGGAAATTTAGATGAAATGCCATTTCTGTGACAAAGAAGCCAAACATTATCATCCAATTTTTAATTGGCATCTATGTAATAAGCACGCTATAATTACAATAGTTTGCGTCATAGGATTTATGGGTGGATTTGTTTTAATAGAGGTTTTACATGAATTTTGGAAATAAATGTGGTGGTAGAGGAATATGTAAATTTTGTGGACAAACCCATGATAACATATCATATCATGAAGCGTGGGGATGTGACAAAAATCCAGCTTATCTACTCCCTGAACCACCCTCTATAATAAAATCTAACGGATTTGAAATTTATTGTAACGCTTGTCATAAACAAATTACCAGTCCTGCGGCAATATTGTTTTCTCCACCAAAAGAAACAACCCGAGAACTCATGATGGTAAAAAAATTCCATCTATGTCATGCTTGCTATGGCATTATTTATGACACATTAAAACTGGAAATTTCTAAATATGATCCACAAAGAAGCCCAGATACAGGACCATAATTGTTAAGGATGCCAAATAGTATGAGCAAATTAAAAACAAAATCCAAACAGAATAACAATAAAATATGTTGGTTCTGCAAACAAAAAGGTGCTACTATTACTACCCATCCTCAAGCACCGGATTGGCAAACATGGCACTTTCATAAAGATTGTTATTGGAAACTACAAAACATCTTATATTAATATGGAAATTCATTATATGAACGACAATATTTCTAAATCATTTACCAGATTGGAAAAATCTGTTGCTATAGAAATGGCAACAAAAACTATACTCAGAATTCAAGATTATAGGAAAGAATGCTTTCAAAAAAAGGTCCGTGCCTTAATGAAAGAAGACCAACGTTCCTTCTGGCAACGTTTATTTAAATATCCTCCCATCTATCTCTCAGAAGAAGACGCTATTAAAGAATTAAAAACAAAAGATAGTGTGTTCGGTACAAGTGAATACGACTGGTGTAATTTTGTATGTTCAAATCAAGAAACAATTGCTAAAAAAGTTCTCAGTCTAACCAAATATTCTACTGACGAACATGTTTATATCACCGCAGAAGATATTTGGGCATTACAATAATCATTCGATAAAATCCGATGACTAAAGACGAAAAATGGGCTTTGTTGAAGGCGGGTGTTGTTATCAATAAACTTAATTATGGTGGCGTAACCAATGTTCTTTTGTTGCCACAGTTCTTGTTGAAATTTGACATGGAAACATTTCCGAACATGAAAACGTTTCACGAAATATATCATGCCACCGCTCCCAACACTACAGTTCTAACCTACCATGGTAAATATATTGGATTACGCCTTATGGATTATTCCTCTAACAAAAAGGATAGTTTGTCATTCTCTTGCAATCACCCCGCAACTGATTACTGGCGTTCAATACTTCAACCTATATGGGATGAACAAAACAAAAATATATGTATGACTTGCCATGGCACAGGATGGGATGGAGAAACCTATACCCTAACTTGCATGGATTGTGGTGGTAATGGGAAACAATAAGATTACAATTAAAACTTTGGAATTATAATGAAATTTTACCTTTATATTATTGTTGGTATTTTTTGTTTCATCATATTAATCTTTCCACAGTTGCTCGGTATCCTGACGAATATAATAGAAAAAATAGATTTTCAACTAAAACGCTTTCTCTTGTGGATACTAAAATAAACTTTTGCCGCAGGCTCAGGCCGATAACTTTTAAAAATATAAAAACTCTCTATGAATACATTAGAAAAATTTAAAGCTTTAAAAAAAGAACAATCCGAAAAACAATTGGCAGAACTAAAAAAAGCTAAAGAACAACAACAATACAATCGAAATGAATGTAAAATACTATACCACAAATTTATCGAAATGATACACCCCTTCAACGGGCAAATTATCAATAATTTCAAAATAACTCTCAAATTTCACCCAAAAACTTTAGCAATAGATCTCTACCTAAACAAAAAATTCTGTACAACATTCATCGCCGAATGTGAATATAATCCATGTAATTGTTCCGAATGCCATGATGGACAAACAGGTCATGAAGGTTCATATTCATATCACCTTAATTCTTATACAAATAATAAAGATAAAACATTTGGCCCATATTTCCCATTCTATCATCCCTATGATGAAGATACATTCGTACATGATTTAGACCGTTTTTTAACGGAATGTGCCTATAATGAAAAATGCAAAACATAAAAAATACCGAGTCCCTCTCGGTGGCGGCTTCACCTGCATTAAATGTGGTATAGGTCACTATAATGGATATGCGCCTAATCAAGATAAACAAGGACACTGGCGTCCATCCAAATTAACGCTCCCCTGCACCCACTGCGGCTTTCAAGCTCCCGCTTCAATGTCTCAAGAAGACTTTATGGCGGCAATCCATAAACGTGATAATGACCCAGAATTCATCAAACAAATGGATGAATATATCAGTAAAATAATAGCCAAAAAACAAATAACTATACTTCCTTCCCAATAATGAAACAATTTGAATATAAAAAGTTTTACTTCTATGCAACCTCACTTGAATTAGTATGTAATCAAATTACCAATGATATTGGAAAATATGGATGGGAAGTTATTCATATCCAAACATATAATAATCATGACTACGACATCATTGCTAAACGAGAAATTATACCACAAAATACATGAATACGTATGAAATATGAATTGTGATAATAAAGAAAATACCTTAGATATACAATACTTTGACTTTTGCAGATACCTAGCAAAAGTTATTATACAACTTTTATGTCCAATTCTAAAAGATAATCCCCAAAAGGATTATTATCTAATGTTCCCTTCCGATCTAGGACAATTTATACAAACCGCACTAAATAAAAAATATCCTTGGTCTTATATTAAAAAACTTGTAGAATTACATGTCGATTGTAACCAATATTACCCATGTGTTACCTTTGCAGAACTCCAAACCATCTTTCCTTGCGAAATTCTTTCCGATGCCTCCGAACTAGAGTCCATTTGCAATAAAATCATCGCTGATAACCCCAAGTCTGTTTCCGATTATAAAAAAGGAAAGATTGCTTCCCTTAATCATCTAAAGGGACAAGTAATGAAAGAAACCAAAGGAAAAGCCAATATCACTCAAGTTGAACAAATTCTGAAATCTAAACTATTATGACCATCATCTTTAAATGTAAACATTGTTCCCAAATGTTGCAAACTGACTCTTATGCCAGTTTTTTCTCTTTCCGATGCCCAACCTGTAAACACATTGTTACTGTCCCAAAAGACTCTGAAATAGACTGCCCCATTAAATACGTAGACCCTCGTGACATCGTATTCCCTCCAGCCCCCAAAGTTCGTGATAACCCAATACCATATACTCCTTCATTAGACTCCCATGAAGAAATTAAACGCTATTACTCAGAAGACGAAGATTAAAATAATGTAAAAGTCTTCTATATTTTTTACTTTTTCCGGAATTTTTTTGTTTCCACTCCTTTCCAACAAAAATCCAATACCAGAAAATCCTTAATATCAGCTATACCATACATTACCACATATATCGTCAGATATATCAGATAAATAATAAAAACGTATATACGTATCGATCTTTATGAAAAAGTAGGTCCGTATGTTAAACAGGTAGGGGGCGGGGGTGGTGGGGGTCTATTTTGGGCCTATTCAGAAGCATACCCCTACCTATAGGGGTGGGTAGGTAGGGGATTGGTATAGGGATTGCTAATGGGTGGATGGAATACGATTTGCTAGACTAGCAATCATCATGCCAGCAAGATCTGTTTGTTTAGTTTCGGGAATAAAAGTATCTTCTGGCCTAAAGAATGCTTCGAAAGCGGCTTGGCGTTTTTGGTTTACTTTGTCGGCAATATCGTTGTGAATTTTACTGAGCAAGCGAAGTTTAGAACGATAGGAGGAAAAGCTTTCCTTTGTCCATTTATGAGGGGTTGCCGAGGGTTCTAGCTCCAAGTTAAAGGTTTCAATATCGGTTTCCGGAATATCCTGATTGGCTGGCAATTCAACGTTTAGATTTTGAATAGTGTTTTGGCTCATAGTAATAGGATTGAAAGGGTTTTAAGGGATTGCCAAGGGGATTGAACCCTTGGCGATTGTTAAAGGGTTTTAGGCTTCAATCAGATAGAATTTTGTACGGGGTTTGCAACAATTGCGGGAGCTATCTTCACTATTTGTCAATTTGATTTTGCCGATTTTGTGTTGGCTATTGGCTTTAGTCATGAAGTGGGAAAGATAGCTATGGATTGTTGCGTATGGGTAACGCTCATTTCCGTTTGCCGCTTGTACTGCGGCAATTATGTCACTGGCATACATACTTGTAGCAATAGCGACTTTGCGGAATTCTGTTTTTTCAATTCCTTCAGGGTTTACCGCTCCATTGTCACGGAGGATTTGAGCAATTAAGCTTTCAATGCCATAGACACCCGATGCAGTGTCAACGTAATGAGTGCGGACGAATTTGTGAACATTGCCCGCACTGGCATAGACATTGTTAAGGTCTCTGGCCATGTCAACGAGTTCGCGAGAAATTGACGAAACATCGGGATTAGGAGCGGGGGTTTTGACGTGAGACGGGAAAGGGATTATTTCTGTTTTGGTTTCGTTCAATGTTGTTTTCATATCTTGGCAAAACTTTAAAGTAATTACAGGAACATGCAAGGGAAAAATATAAAAATGTTGAAATTATTTTAAGGTGTTGAAAATGAGGTATTTATATCAAAAAAGTGCCGAGGGGATGTTCCTGTAAATAGACTCGGTGAAACAACATGATTTTTGAGTCATGATCTCTGGATCAATGAAGTATTTACAGGATTAAAAATACATTCGGTGAAAGAAGTAGTTTTGTAAATCCTTTCTATATTTATGTAGTAGAAAGGATTTACAATGAATAAGATATGTAGCAAATGTAAGCAAGAAAAGGACTTGGAAGAGTTTTACAACAAATCACAAGGAAAGTATAATAAGATGTCTGAATGCAAAGTATGTTATACAATTCGGACTATGAATTATAGAAAGACTGACAATGGAAAGCTTGCCCGAAAGAAATATGCTGATGCTAACAAAGAAAAACAAAAGCTATGGAAACGAACATGGGACCAACAAAAAATGAAAGACCCATTATATCGTTTAAGCAATAACATTCGGGGAAACATGCACCATGCACTAAAAGCAAAGAAAGCTGGAAGGTCATGGGAAACCTTGGTTGGATATACTGTTGAAGATTTAATTCATCATCTTGAACAACAGTTTACCGATGGGATTACTTGGGATAACTATGGAACTGTTTGGCATGTGGATCACATTATTCCTAAGTCATGGTTCAAATATAATTCTACAGATGACCCCAAATTTAAAGAATGTTGGGCTTTAACAAATCTTCAGCCCAAGCTGAAAATTGACAATCTGAGAAAGAAAAATCGGTATGTGGGATAAAAATGAAAAAACCCTTCAAACCACACGGCTTGAAGGGGTTAGAGTTGTGAATAACTTGTGAATTCTCTCACCCGAGTTGTTCGGACGTTAATGTCAAAGCTCCACACGGCTGTTTTGCCGACACTGAACGCAGTTCATCACACTCTGAATTCGTAACAATTTTTGAGGTTGTCGTCAAGAGGAATGTACAAAGAGGAATGGTTTTCTTTAAACGGTCGGAAGTATGAAATTTAGCCAAGATAACCGCTTGAGCATTTCCTTTGATTACTGAGGGAACATCATAGACATTAAGAACAAACTTGTTGTCCATAAGTACTCGAATGTCTGCATCATCATAGAACCATGAACGAAATTGCTTGATAGTCGTAAATCCAAATCTGACGCGACCATCAAACGTTTCGGAAATGTTTTTACGAATTAGACCCCGTGCAAGTAATGAGTCTTCAAACGGCATTGGATGCTCTACTGTGGCAACCGTATTAAGTATTCGTTTGCCAAGACCTGCATAACAACCCTTCTTTTCTGAGTTTTCAATCCTATAAAAACGCATGAAGACATTTTTTATATCCAAGACAATTTGTCAAGATGTATTTTATAGTGATCAATGAAGTGATCTGACTGATCTTTATATGAGTATTTACAGGATTAAAAATACTCGGAACTCGTTGAAAGAGAAAAAGATCGGTGAGAATAATAAAAAATCCCCTCGGCTTTCACCGAGGGGACTGGATTTTATCAGAGGGAGGAACCGTTTAAGCTCCGATAATTTCCATCAATTTTCCGCCCTTGGTTTCCAATTCAACCCGAGCGTCCACAAAATCAAATCCACGGGCGTATGCGGTGACACCCTGAATAGCTTGCCAGAGCGTTCTGCATTCACCCTCTTCCCGCTTGGCGAATGCGAGAGACTCGGTTGCTTCCGTTTTGGTAAACTTGCGAGATTGAAGCCACTTGACGATTTCATCATCAGTTGTGAATGGCAAGAGATAATCTTGCGCCTTTTTGATTTTGTCCACTTCCGTTTTTGCCGAGGCATTAACGTAAGCTTCAAGAGCGGGCATTGCTTCCGAGTCAAAGCGAGTAGGACCGCCGGAAGTGTGCCGAATGCTGATTTCATGAATGTTCTGAGCACCCCACACGAAATGATTTCCGCAAACCGTATTGAATAAGAAAGTAATCAATCCGAATTTGCGACGACCAACTTCTGAATTGAAAAGAAAAAAGCCACGGTTCAGTTGAGCACGAGGACCAGCATCCAAGAGTGAACCGCCATCAATCATGAAAATGAAAACGTCACGGTCTGACGCATACAATCCCGAAGGAACCACCCCACCTTTATGCGGGTCATAAGCTTTGGGATTGTAGAAACGGCCACCAGTGCGCTCAACGATACGCTTGGCACAAGTGACAACATCAGCATCCCAAATGCGACCGTACGTCGTACTGGTCAAAGCCTGAAGCGTATTGTGTTGAGTGTCATCCTGCGAAATAACAGTCATGAATTTCAATTCATTGTGTTCCGACGCTTGAATGCCGTGATTGATATTTTTCACTGCCAAGTCAACTGGTAAACGACGGAGATAATCTGCTGGTGCAGCAATCCACGAAGAAAGTTGAGTAAATGACCAGTGAGAAGGTGCGACTTCTTTAATGCCATGATTAAGAAGCAGCTTTCCATTGCTTTCAATCGCACTGACATTTTTCAGGGGAATGTCCGCAGTGCGAGCACGCATACGACGACTGTTAACGGAGGTGTACAGGTCATCAAGGGATTGAAAACGTTGATCTTGAGGACGAGTTGCCCATTGATTATGGGCTTGGGTAAGAAGAATTCCAGACATGTTTAGCTATATGTTGCCGACAGCACCTTTTCCAAGTGCGGGAGTCTTCTTATCAGTGCCAGCAATTTGACACGTCAATTTAGACATGGGTCATCATATAGAGATATGACCTGAAGTCAACAGTTTTTTTATTTTTCTTTTTACTTGTATGCCGAATTATAGATCTCATCCGATCCACCAAGTATTTACAGGACTCAAAATACTCCCTGTTCAAGTAAAAAGTCATAAAACAAAATCCCTTGAAACAATTGAGTTCCAAGGGATTAGATTGCTAAGGTGAACAGTCCTTAGCGTGCGACAAGTGCCGCATTAGCGGCGACCAAAATTCGCAGCCACGTGCAATTTCAAATCTTGTGCATCTACGGACTTAACTGCACGAATTTCGGAGGGGCCGACATGATGTTTTGAAAACATTATTTCAGCCAATCCCCTATTTGATTGGGGAGTTGGCATCAATACTTCATTCCGTTTGTTGTTACGGTACCAAACAACAATGCACATGGTTGAAGTTGGTAATTTAAATTGTGTCGCCATCATAAGAAAGAATGGTTGAAGTTATTGAATGGTTGCCAAGGCCGCTTCAGCATCTGCCAAGTCTTCAGCTTGCATGATGACTCCCGAGGCTCGCAGTTCTTTGATATTGGAAACCTTGAGACTGATAACCACAGGTTTGAATTCGGAGCGAGCGGAACGAGCGTAAAAATACGGCTCAAGTTGCGACTCCTGAACGATTTCGCCGTTGGGAAGCTGATAAACGTCCTCGCTGTGAGTCGGATAAAATTGCAGATAGTATTCGCCGTTATCGGGGGTTTTCTTGTTGACACACAACGGGAGAGCTTTCCCGTCAGTTGTGTTCAGGTGCATATACCACACGTCACCGTTTTGATATTCAACTTCTTTGAAGTCAACCCCGAGACGTTCAGCAATACGCTTGCGAACTGCCGTATTGTAATTGGCGTTAATCATGCCACGCTTGCGACTGATTTTCTTCACGCCAACGAAAGGACATGACTTTTTCAGTTTCGGTTCAGTTTCCGAAACCATGGAAACGAAACGGCATTGGGTACCATTGGATTTGATAAACCCTACCATTTCAAGGTGACTCTGAATTGATACGATTGTTTTGTTCATTTGACTTGTCGTTTTATTCGGAGCGTGTTTGCTTCCGACAGTTAACACTTTAGCCATTCTATAAAAAAATGCAATAGAAAAGTATAAAAATCTTTTTGGTACCTTGTTTTTGTCCCGGACGGGATCATCGAGAAGTATTTACAGGACTCAAAATACTCAATGCTGGAGATGCAGCTAGATCGGTGAAGGTCGGTGAAAAATAAAAAATCCCCGGAGGTTATCCGGGGACTGTAAATAGCTTCGGTGAAATTACGTCGTTGCGTAGCGCAACTGAGCGTTATTAATGTCAGTCACGAGGTTCCCAGAACTGGGAAAGTCTCCACGTTTCACAATCCTCTTGAAAGCATCGGTGAAAGCTTCCTCGGAACAAAGAGAAGCGTACTGGTTCATTCCGCCAGTATAGTCCTTGTAACTTTTTGCTGTGCGAATAAGCATTTTGTCCTTACTCCAGCGAATATCGCTGATAGAAAAGTACCATGCTTGTCCATTCACAGTAAAAAACCCACTCATATTAAAGTGATTGGGTTTTCCAATTTGAATGTCAGTAGCTCCGTATTCGGTGAGGAATTTGCTAAATTCCCTTTTGAAGAGACGGTGCCATGCAAGATATTCAGGAGTCCTTCCTGAAGAACTTTCAAATTCCTGTTGTGTTGACTTAATTGCTTTTTTCATAGTCCTTATTTGTTAATTACATCAATAGACGTTGGCCGAAAGAATTTTCGATCCCTACTAAAATCAGCAGGAGTCTGGCCAATAGTTTCCATATTTTTAATGGTTTCCAAACCACACTCATTCAGGGAATGAAAATCACCGAGTTGAATGGTCTCATTCCTCCCCAATTCACGCAAATAAAGGTTTGCTCTCATAGTTAACATCTTGTCTATTTCTATAAAAATGTCAACAAAAATATTCAGCAATACAAAATGAAGAATTTCCTACTTTAGAATATCCATTATCATTGAGGTTCAGGTGAGGAAACCGACGACGGAATTCAATGACTGCTTCTTGAAATGACGAACAAGAATGTTCATCCATTACTTTATTTCCCGATGTATTGTACATATCGGGATGTGGTGTAGGAAATAACTGAAGAAAAGCAAAACGTTTCATATTTTTCTGGCGTAAATTGCATATTCTGGTGTCCACGTATAACCAACAGCGTATGCTGGTTTCCAATAATTTGTCAGACTCCAATAAATGTCTGTTCTCTCAATTATTTCACCTTCTGTCAAGTACCGATAGCCTTCTGGAAGTTTGTGAAAATTCATTGTCAGCCGCCAGATATAACCACCTTCCCATGAGAAGTTTGGATTGTTTAAATGTTTTTTATCCCAATGATGCGGATTTGTCAGATGGGACATTTTGCTGGCAGCAATCAGATGTTTGGTTGCTTGGTAAGCTTCTTCCCATGTCATTGAGTTCGGAATGAACACTAAAACGTCAAAATCCCAACTGGCATCGTATTCTTCCATATCAGTAGAGAACCGTTTGCCGAGCCATGTTATCCGTGCGAAGCATTCCCATGTCAGAAACATCGGGAATAAAATCGGTAATAGCAGGAGAATTGAATTCTAATCCCTCACGAATATATTGAATGCAATTCATCATGAGTTCCGTCACACTATCAACTACAACGGCATGAGTAGTGCGACCCATCATTCCTCGGCCACTGTAATCTTCCCGAACATCAATTTCTTGTTGACCGCAGTGTTCGGTTGCCTTCTTGAGAAAATCAGCGAGTTCTTTTGTCATGGTTCCATTCTATGATTTTGTTTAACTATGTCAAGGGATTTTATCCAAAATATTCAGGAACCCCCACGACACCCCATTTTTTTGTACCATCGGGTTCCCAATAGTCACCCCATGTTCTCGGTTGTGGACGAGAGTTCCATTGCTCTTGTTGTTGGAGCGTGAGTTGTTCCCACGTGGGGCGGTCGGTTTGCTTGCTGCGGCGTACGTCTTCTTCGTATGCTTCTTGTCCATTGTAATAATGGGTTTCGGTCAAATTCATAATACAATTCTCTTAAAAAGTATAAAAATGTCAAGGTATTTCTCAACATTTATTATAGAAACATAACCCTCAGTTCTGGAGGATTAAAGTATTTTTAATCCTGTAAATACTCTCGACAAACTCCGGTCAGAACTTCGGTGATAGTGGTGAAAATAAAAAAGCCCCGGAGGTCCGGGGCTGATTAAAAATGCTTTCGGTGAAATTAACCCTTTTGCCAGATTACCGAATTTCCTCTGGCGAGTTCTGTCAACAAGTCTTTGACTTGGTAGTCCATGAACCCATAGACGTTAGTTCCATCGGAAATCAAAGGAGCATCTGTCAATGCCCCAACATCCTCGGGACGAACCTGCTCATAGCTCACCCCATTATTCATGGGATTTGAAAGATGTTCGGTAATGAATTCCGACTCCAAAATAAATGTAGAAGTTCCAGCAAGTTTTGCCATTTCAAGACGCTCGGCAAGTTCCTTTTGCTCAACCGTGTCCAGAGTCATTTCAAGATTACCATTAGGAAGAAAACGTATATTCATGGCTCCACTCTACGGATTTGTTTATTTATGTCAAGCTTTAACTGGCTTGGCGTCCAAACATTGTTTTTCAAGACTGTTTATCAATTCAGTCACTGGTGTCAATCCCGACAAATCTGTTTGACCATACTTCTTAAAAAACCCCGTCAATGACTTAATGTGATTACGTGCTCCAGTAGCATCTTGACGAATATACAATCGGCGGTTTTGCTCTCGGATAGCCTTGAAAGAAGGTTCAACAACCTCATCGGCTTTAGCAAGTATGTCTTCAAGCACCTTTGACATTTCTTGTTTGGGTTTAGGATCTTGAAGACTTGCCACAGTGAGATATTCCCATCCCTTGCGGTTCATTGCAAAAGCATCAATGGCAGTTTGAGCATTTTTCCAATCCGTTACATGCCGATCCATTTCAACATACGTATATGGATTTCCTACTCCAAGAGATTTAACAGCCTTTCCCAAAGCAATGATTTTAACGGCACTTATGGATATGCCGTTAATATCCTGAAAAAGTTCTTTGACTTCAGCTTCCCAATCCTTCGCAATTTGTGAGGGGATGACTTTTAACGCTCCAGAAAAACTGAAGCTCGGAAAATATGTATGTCTCAAGTCACCGAAACGGTATCTTTCATAAGCCATGTGCAACGGCAATTCCATTGGATAGGCACGACCTTTGAAATTACGTTCAAGCACCAATTCTCCCTTGTCATTCCACCGATGAGACTCAATAAGATGTCCCAATGCTTGATTGCGGCTGCTGTAGAGCGAAGGCCATTGGCGAATATTGATAATCAAGGTTTCGGCAGCGGGTGTGGTAGCCTCAGCAAGATACCGCTTCTTGGAGTCTGCGGAGTCATTCTTGTACCGCTTCTCAATCACTGCCGCCATCTGTTCCCGAAAAGATTTTCGTTTCATGATAAAAATCCTATGTATTTGTTGAACTATGTCAAGAGGATTTCAAAAATATCGTGCATTCAATCCCTTAGCAACAAATTCATCTTTAATCTTGTAGGCTACGTCTGAATTGCCAAGGTGTTTAAGATACCAGTAATGAGCTTGAGCAATACGATCCCAATAGTCAACAGCTTGATCACACAACATCCGAGCACCATGAACAACAGGTTTGTTTTCTGGAGTAATCGCAGGCAGTTTAACATTTGCCGCTGTTTGAGCTTCCAATTGCTTTGTATAAGCATCACGCAATTTCTGCTCAATGTTTTCTGCAACCTCATCCACACACTTCCGAATGTCAGCCGTAGCATGGATATAATAATGATTGGTGCTCAAATTCATAATATCAGTTTCCACATTTTTATATTTTTGTCAACCATTTTTAAATTTAAAATTTATAGACTTTAAAAATATAAAAATTTAAAGAGTATTTTTAGTCTTGTAAATACTATAAAGATCAACATTAATTCTTTCGGTGAGATCGGTGAAAATGAAAAATCCTCCAGAGGTTATCTGGAGGATTAGAAATTCTTTCGGTGAACTTACGCTGCTTTTTCAGCGTTTATTTTATCCATGATACCCGCTACCCAAGCTTTATCTCGGGCATCATAGAAATA